ATACGAGTTAGTCAAGTATTTTTCAGAATCTTCCGCCGTGATAGTATACATAAACTTCCAGACGTAGCCATCGCCTACAGTTTCTTGTGGATCAGTTCCAATATGAACTGGCTTCTGGCTTACAGCCCCACCACCAGCTTGAATGCACTTATAAACTTTAAATTCGTCAGTTACCACGTAAAATCGCTTGTCATAAATATCAGAATCACCTGAATCCCAACCAACATAAACTTGGCCTGTAGTCCAATTATATCGTGGAATAACGTGAGATACATTATCGCTTCCTACCTTTTTTAAACCGATAAGAGATTGCTGTGCTTCAGCAAGATCATCTAAGTGGTCATTTGGTACAAAGGGAATTGTATCTGATAAATCGCTAATGGTATTTGACCAAGCATCAGCCTTACCGATGGCTACGTACAGGCTGTTGGCTACGTCTTGTATGTCTTCTTTAAAGTTTTCGGCGTTTAAAACTCTAAATTGACTCGTTACTATGGCTGTCATTGTTGAATTTTCCTATTTAATACTGACAAAAGTGTTTGTGTTAAAGTTATTTATAACCGAATCTCCAGCAATTGCTAGATTACCCCACATTTCTATGGGTTGGTTTTTATGTAATTGAGATTGAGTATCCCTTACATTTGTTTCAGTCAGTTTGTAATAATTATTGTTTGGATTAGTTGTTCCTAAATTATCTACCATGTTAAGCAAAAGAACCAATTCCATAACAGTGTCTTTTGCTCTGACTTCGTTCATTACGGCTGAACCAAGTGTAACCCTAGGCGATTCTATATAACCAGAACCAGCATTAGTAATTGCTACGCTTTCAATTTCAGAAGGAACTAAATAAACATCTGCAATTGCTGCAACATCTGGCGATCCACCGCTGAATGTAATAGTAGGCTGCTTTTTATATCCGGAACCAGCAATATAGACATCGACTCCCTCAACTTTTCCATCAGCATCAATTGAGGCAGTTCCAAAAGCTCTATCATATTTAATTGTAGCTTCAACATTATCTATATAGACAATACCATCTGCTCCATCACCTTGGAATCCAATGAAATCAGAATTAGTTGAAGCTGTGCTTGCAATATTATATTCAAATTCAAAATCAATCCAATCAGCTCCAGGAGTTATTGGAAAATTAAACCAACCAGAATTACCATGTTGGCTTGTAGAATAAGCCCCTTGGAAGAATGTTGCGCCTCCAGCTAAAGGTGATTTAGCCCTGCCTTTAATTCTTACAGTATTTCCAGTAAAACGCTCGCTAAAGTCGGGTGGCCCGTATGTTACTTCTCTTACTGCACCGCCAATATTTCCGCTAGCATTTGTATCAAGAACAGAAGTTTGAATCTTAAGTGACTGAGTTCCGGTATCAGCATCTTCTGTCGTAATTGATATAGTGTGGTCAGAAGGATTAACAATTCTCCAACTATTATAATTGGTTGTCGATACTGAAGCGTTTTCATAATCTTCAGTAAAGAATGGCGAATCAGTGTATGTTGATTCTGGTAAACTAAATTCTACAGTGGGATTACTACTATATCCGCGGCCATAATTCACCATATCAACACTATCGACGCTTGTATCAACTAATAAGAATTCAGCTTCAGCATTAACGTTTGTTGGTAATAATACACCATCTTCATCGGTTTCTGTTGGAGCCGAGAATATAACTGTAGGTGGCTCACGATAAGTATTAAGATCTTTATTACCAATAAAGATATCTGCAATACCACCAATATTCGGGTTAGCACTTACCGATGCAGCAGCGTTAGCATAGTTAGCTCCAGGATTAACAATAGTTATGCCATCCGGATCAAGCCGGCCATTAGCATCAATGGCCAATGTAATTACAGCATCTGTAATAGTTGTACTTGGTAATGCAATGCCTGAAACACTAACAGTTGGAGCAGTATCATAACCCCAACCAGCATCTAATATCTCAACACTTGTTATCTGGCCTCCTGATAAACCAAGAGAAATCTGAGCTGATTGGTGAGCTTCAGCATATATGAACGGCAAAAACTCTCTTGCAAATGCTTCAACAAGTACGGGTAGATCTTCAGCACCAATAAGTCCTGGTTGGATACCTGGCATCGACGAAAGAGTTTTACGATTAGTACGTCCATAAACATTTACAAACTGTCCACCGCCTGGTTGAAATGTTTCATCTCCAAGACCAACAAACTTATACGATGATACGCCCTTTGTGTCATCTCCCAACACACTTCGTAAAATATCAATTGTAATAAGAATCTCACCAAAGAAAATAAATCCAGCCGGGTGAACTAATCTATTATAGATGTTTTTCCAAACATCAAGGTTTTGACCAGTACGAATAAGGTATGAAAACTTTTGGTAGAAATATGAGTCATGCAAAAAGGTATCGTTATTAGAAAGAAAACCTCTCTTATCAAGATACTGACCAATGCTATTATCCCAATTACCAGATGAAGGAACCAGTGTTTGCTCATAAGGATATTCAATAGTTACTTCGTCATCAAAGAGCAATCGGAAAAAGATTTCAATAGAATCCTGTGAGCCTCTAATTTTATAATATTGAACCAATGACTTATAAAGAGTACGACGATCGACCTGTAATGAACGAGGAATAAATGATGCAATTTCTCTTTGAATAAGCTGTAAATAATTCTCTTCAGCAGCATCAATATCTAATGCATCCTCAATTGTGTTCATTACCCACGAGGGACCAGGCCCTGCCCAAAACTTTACAGGTGTTTTAAGTACGGCTGTCTCGGTATTATATGCGCTTAAACCAGTAACAGTAAATGTTTTACCGATTTGAGATGTAGAATCTGCAAGTGAGCCCGGCAAATCATTACCATTAGTAATAATAATATTTTGATTTGATAAAGCAATAGTTTCAGGTATACCATCAGCACCTGTAATTACAAGTGTTGAATCAGCTCCTTGCTCATCAGTAAAAAATGAATCATTCTCGTTTTTTGGATCTGAGATTCTAAAAACTGCTTTATTGTCTAATACAATGTCAGTAAATTCTTGTTCTTCCGTGTATATGAACTCTCTTAAGTTCATAAACTCATAATATTTCTCAAGCAAAGTCTGCAAATTGCTCGCAGTTTCAAGTATCTCACTTGGAATTAATTGGTCAACTCGAATATTTTCTTTTGTCTTTCTTCGAGATGAGGCAATTGTTTCAATATAGCCTGGAGATGAATTTTGAGTTGACTCGGACGACATTATCTAAATCTTCCTGTTGTGTCATAATCAATAGTGCCTGAACTTCCGGCCAAGGCAATAGTATCAATGCTAGCTGAGATATTAACTCGTAATGGATCAACTGAAATAAGCTGATCTCGCTTTGGAGCTAAGTCCAAAGAATTCGGAATTATAGTAATACGAATTGGGTCTGTATTATCTGGAGTAAAATTATTAAGCTGGACTTTACCAGTTGTTGGATATAATCGACCAACATCAGCAATTGCAATTACTTCTTTTGAATCTACGATTTTATAAACATAAATTCTACGATTAGTTGTTCCGGAAATTGCAGCATCTCCAAAGAAATGATCAATGCCATTTATTTTAAATGCTGTCGAAGACAGAATAGATTGGCCAGTATCAGATGACTGATAGAATGGAGCAGTGTATGTTAATTCAAAATCATTTTGGCCGGCCACATTACTTGGTGTAATATTTTTAAACATAAATGGACGTACTGTTGAGTTTTGAATTGAGGGGTCTGCATTATCAATTGCTCTTAAAATCTGTGAGTGCCTAAATACCCCATCAAATTTATTAAGGTTGTTAAAGTCATAATCAGAAATAGTATCTCGCACAACAGAAAGTAGATCAACTTCGGTACGATCTGTTAAGTTTGGATTATACTTAAAGAATACATCAAGCTCAAGGAACGTAAAATTTGGATCAACAATTTGAGGAGTAATAGAAACAACATTCTTACCTGCAAGAATATCGTCTAGTATAAGATTTTTTTCTTCTTCTGTCAATAAATCAGCCGTGATAGGCTTGATTGCAATAAACACTTTACCAAAATCAGGTGGATCAGCATTCTCTCCACCCCATGCAGAAATTGAAGAAATATTCGGAAATTGTCTTTGGATAATAGCGCGATAATCATCAGCCGTGACAGCTCGGTTTTGAGATGTATAGGTCAATGGTGCGTTATATCGAATAGATTCAAGCGTTTCTTTTTCGCTACCGCCAGCAGCGGCGAGGGTGGTAGTAACTGTAATATTAGAAAATCCACCAATATTATCTACCATTTGGAATGAGTTAGCGCCATTAGCTTCTGGTCCTGCCGTATAGACATAATCCAATGTCACAATATTATTATCAGAAGGCTTACGGCCAAGAATGCCATCTCCAAAATACGCTTCAAAATACCCGTTAGCATTTTCTTGCAAGTGATAAATCTGAGAGGTAGCATCGATGTTAAGAAGCGATTCAAAGAGTTCGTAAATATCGAATCCCGCTGAATCAGTGTTTTGCTGTACACGAACTCGAAGAGTTGATGTGTCAATATCCTGGTCTGGAATCTGAAACTTTTGATTTTCAATATCATTATCTACGCGATACTTAATTGTTTTATATGAGCCTTCTACAATTTTTACATTATCAAACGTAAATTTATCTTGACCAGCAGATTGATCGCGAGTTGCTGTTTGATTACTTACTACAACAAATTGATATTCTTCTCCATCGACATTAGTTGTCAATTTAGTCCCACGCTGCAGAGTAAGAGTAGCAGGAATACTGCCAAGCACTCCAAGTACGTCTACTACTATTTTAACACGGCTATTCGGCGCTAGGCGTGAACGTGGTGTATAACCCAAAAGCTTAGCACGGGTAACGACGTTACCTCGAATCTGAGCTGAGTCCAAGAATGCTTCACTTAATGAATAGTGGGCAGCAATAGCATTATAATGAGTATTATACGCTAGCACATCCAATAAGACACTTAAGCCTGAGCCATCAAAATCATAATCATTAAATTCTGATTGCGTCTTAAGATAATTTTTTAAGTTTTGCTTGATTTGATCAAAGTCAAGCTCAGTAACGTTAAGGTTTGTTGTCATTATCGTAACCTTTGTAATCTAATTTCTACTTGCTGTTGAGTGTCATATTCCTTTATATTATAGACAACTGAGACTTGATATTCGTTTCTATCAGCTAGGTCTTCAACTATGACATTAAATACTTTTATTCGTGGTTCATGAATTTCAAGCGCCCTTCTTATACCGCGCTTAAGTGAGTTAATTGTAATGACATCTGCTGGTTCAAAGAGTAAGCCTCTTAAATTGGCAGCCACTGTTGGTTGAAACGGCCTTTCGAAAAAGTTGCTTATAAGCAAATGTCTTACTGCGTTTTTAATAGCGGCATCGTCTTTTAAAGGTATAATATCCTTACGAATTGGATGCAGTTTGAGAGACAAGTCAAGGTCTGAGTAGACCTTTTTGCGAGCCACAATGCTAGACTTCGATACCTGCGATGATTTGTCTGATAAAAGCGCCATATTAGTATTTATACCTCTTACTCAGCGGATTGAGTTTCTAATTTTTTCTTTCTTCTATCAGCATTTTCAGCGCATGCTGTTTTAAAATCAGTTATCCCTTCTGGATCGTTGGCATCTTTAATATTATTAAAAAATTCTTCAAACTTAGGATTAAATTCTGTAAAGTCCCACACAACCTTTGGATACTTGGCTAAAAGCTGCGTTTGTTTTTCTCTTAATTGCGCTAATGTAATTCCAATTTTAGCGTCATCAAACGACAAACCTCCATTTTCGAAAAGCAAAGCATTTACTTCAATCCGGCTATATAAAAACAATTTAGTTGATATTTTACCAGAACCAAAGACGGGTAATCCTTCTGCTGCATTTGCCCTTCGCCTAACAAACTTTCTCCATTGCTTACCAGCCTCTAAAAGGAATACTTTATTAAGCTCGTATGGATCTTTTTCGACTGGCGGCACTGGGGCTGTTTTCTTTTCTGGCGTTGGTTCAGGCGGAACTTCTTCAGCAGGCTTAGGTTCACTTGGTTCTTCTTTAGTTGTCCCATCGCTTTTTATTTCAACATTTGGAATTTGATCGCATATTGCGCTAGTGTCTATTGATGGCGGAAAAGAATCTAAGCCTAAGCTGGATAACTTACCACTGAGATCTGGAACGGCATCTCCATACTTCCCTTTAATTTCTGATATTTTAGTGGCAAGGCCAAGTGGATCTGCCTCGCTTGCCAAACCTAAGAGATCTTTTTGTAATGACGGAACCTCAGGTATTTCTGGCTTAAATGCACTCAGCTCTGACTGTAATTCTCCAAGCTTACCTTGCATTGCTGAAAGCTGGTCTTTACCTCCCTGAAGTAGAGAATTAAGCTCTTCGGTTTTACCTTTGATCTCGTCTAAATTTGCGTTAACGCCGCAGCTCATGATCGTATCCTTGTTTCTTCCATCTCTCTAATGTTTCACGGTGTATTGCTTGATGGGAATAATAGAATGTAATACCACCAAATACCATTGGACAAAGAAAAACTGCTAATAATCCAAGTAATCCAATGTCCATTATGTATTCGCCTCCGGACTTGATGTTGATTGAGTTGCCGGCGACGGCGAACTTGATCCACCAGTTCCTGGCACTTCAACGTGTGTATGCTGAGTATGGGTAATTGTTGCTACAGTAATTTCGCCCGCATTATATGTAATATCGGCGGTTGGTGAAGTAATTGTATGTGTTTGATCAATATCTTCAGTTAAATTACCAACAACTCCTAATATCGCATTTCCACCAACTGCAATCGCATGGTCACCTACACATGTTTGAGAATACTTACCGCCTGAGAATACATTAGTATCTCCATAGGCCACCAAAGACATATTGACTGCTGTGTTATTGACGTGATTGTTTCCGACAGTAATAAGGTCATCAACGACCACATTGCGTGTCCTATTATTATTGACCAGGCATGTGTCATCAATACCTATGTTACCTGATCGGCTACGAGCAATCTCAAACTCGTGATTGCCTAAAATACTTTGCTGTAATGAACCCTTAATGTTTTGAGTATAATTACCTTCTACCTCGAGGTGATAATTGCCAGTTACTCTTTGACGCATATTGCCATCAACAGTAATATTAAGATTACCTTTAATATGCATGTTTTTATTTTTAAGATAGATTTCGTAATCATCGCCAACAATCTTTACTTGGCGAGTACCGTCATTATAGATTTCTTCATATGACCCAGAACTATGCATGCTCATAGTTCGCTCAAATCCAGGAGTATCGTCAATCTCAAAGACGTGGCCGCCTTCTGTTTCGTTTACTTTGTTATATGGATATGCTGGCTCATGCTCATTAAGTGCTTGTCTTTCTGACCATGTCTGAGTTTCATAATAGCTATCAGGCTGATCCGGAGCAACTGTTGATATTTTAGCTGGAGCTGCGGTTGGGACAGGCTGTATATTTTTGTTTTCTCTTTCTTGAAATGATGGCCCTTCTTTATATGACCCTTCCCTTGCTGAAAAGTTGACATCAGACTTATCAATATACTCGCCTCGAGGATATTCTTCAGCAGTAAAACCGAGATTCTTATTTCTGTCGGAGGACTTGGCAGCAATGGTGCCCATAATAATTGGATCTTGAGCTGATTGTCCATCTCTAAAAAACCCAACTACCCATGACCCTTCCATTAAACCATGAGGCGTATCGCCAATGCCCGATGTTCCACTTGCTGTGGTTGGCATCATAACGGTTGCCCAGGGGAGATCATCTGTGTCGATTGCTGCTGTATTTTCGCTATGATAACCAAAGCATCGAACCTTTACGCGATTCATTTCCTCTGGGTCAAATCTATCTTCAACTACGCCGGTAAACCAACAAAAGCCAGCATGCATAAACTGGTCATCAAATCTATTCATCCTTGTATTTTCCAATCTTCGACAAACGAATCTTTTATCGCTGTCACATTCATTGTATATCCACTTAATCCAAATTTATGTTGAATCCCACTTACGAGATATTTGCCAGAATTAAGTTTGTCGTTGCCTCTTATATCAGAAGCTTCGCTATCCTGAGACTTAGGTATCGAAAGCTCGATAACAGCTCCACAGGTAAGCTCAAAGTCTCCAGCAATCGATAAATTCTGAGTAATAACATCAGAATTTTCTAGGTATGCTTCCCTTACTCCTATTTGAGACATAGGTGTATGATAATTATCGCTGCCTGAATTTTTATTAATATAGTAATGAATAGACTCATAGCTTTTGTCAAAGGTTGTTTCATTAAATTGAACCGATTCATTAAATGGTTTACTGCCATTAAGTTTATATTTTATTGATTCATATCCAAACGCGGTTTTCGTATAAGACTTATTATATATGTCGAGCTCATGTATTGTTGAAGCAAAGGCTCCTTCAGATATCGATGAAAGCTTTGACAAATTAAGATCCGAAGAAAAGTTGTTAATTTTGGACGCTAACTCTTCATACGAATCGGGACTAAAGATTCTTTGTGTCTGTCCTGAGCTATGCTTGTATTCTCTATACGAATCTTGCTCAAGCAGTTGCTTATGCGATCTATAGTTTATTCCATTAAAAACAGTTTCGTAAAAATAAAATGGAGTGCCATCTTCTACAGCATTTCTCATAAGCCAATTGATAGCAGCAAGAGGTCTTAAACGAGGATAGATTCCATTAATAATATTTTGAGATGAAAGATTAATGTCGTTTATTTTTTCTATCTTTAAATCTTTTTTGCAAATGGTTTCTATTAACTGTCCAATAGTATTTTTGAATGCCCTATTGATCCGTAAAAATGAATTTGTATACATATGCTTCGACATACACATAATCTGATACGTATTAAGCGAAGAGGTACTTCTATAGAATGACATGACCTCAACAATATAAAGCTCTAAATCGAACTTACGCTTGGTATCTTTTTGAGATTGTTGAATGCTTATGACAATTTTTTCATTACCTGTAATAACAGCTCTTTCTAAAAATGCGACACCATCACCAACATTAAGCGTCACCTCGACTGAAGAATTATAAATGCTTTCAAACATATTAATACTGGTAACGATATTGGTCATATCCCAATCATTACCTAAATTATCAGTAAGAGTAATATTATTTACTGTATAAGAAGTAGGTGTAGGATCAGCCGTACTGCCAGAAATTCGTGTTTGATGAAATTTAGCCATTTAGCGTTCTCTCATATACATCAGCAAATTGCTCAATATAATTTGGATCAATTACTCGTATTCGAGATCGAGTGTCATTAACTTCTTCAATGTGTTGCCTATTGCTTATATACGATAAGTCTGCTGTGCTTGTGGCTCCTTTTACGAATACTCCATTATCAACTGCTCGCCTATCAGGATCATTGGTAAGGTAATATTGGAATGGAGCATCGATATATTTAAATACCTCATAAGTGGAAACCGTATCTGTTGATGTTGAACCTGTAATCAGTTCAGACGGATTTTCTGTACTCAATGGGTCACCAATAAAAGATCCACCGGTTACGTCTTGTATGATCAATTGATTCATATCGATATTTTTCTTAGTGAGAGTACCTGTTGCGCCTGATTCGACTCCAGTAATTGTTTCACCCAATGTAAAGCGACCAGCAAGAGAATTACGATGGTCAATAATTAAACTATCAGAATCAAACACAATTTCAGTACGAGTCGTAATGGCAAAGCCATTATATTCTTTATCCATATACTCTTTTAAATCTTCTTGACTCATAGGCCATACGCCCAAGCCATCATGAAGGTATTCATTGACTATAAAGAATGTCCAATAATATTGAGGTGTGTCATATAATCTCATTGAGACAATATCAGGTCTCTCACCGTTTTTTACTTGATAGAACGTATATACTGATGGGTTGTCCAAAAACTCTTCAACAGGCTTTACTGCTCTAAAAATATCGGTAATATTTTGATTAATACCATTACGAAAAATGTCATAAGGAACCTTTGGAAATTGCTTAAAAAATGCCATTGTTATTCCTCGCTGCTGCTAAATGAGTTAAGATCAGCATTGGCAGGATCCATAACTTCTTGTCTTACCAAGGCCTTCGCTTCTTGGAACGACAAATTAATTAATGTTTCTACTGGTGAGCCATCTGGGTGAAATGAATTTACGCTTGAATTAAATGTTGTGCTCATGCTTGTAAGATATGACTTAAAAATCTTTGGAAGATATGGACTCTCATCTCCACCCACATAAAATTTAATTTCAAAGAGGGGAGGATACTTTAAACTTAAAGCAGCAGCATTGCCACCCAAAGCTTCAGGGTACATATACTTCTTAAAAAATGTCACAATCTCTTTAATGGTTTTTGACTCTTCAGCGGACTCCGGTATAAGATTAAAACTAAAATCATGCTGACGTATGCCGGTGCTTTCAAACAATACTGAAGTAAATGGGTTAAGTGCTTCTCTCTTTTGCAGCTGAATTGCCTGCGCAGCTCCCCCGGTAAGACCACCCTTTGCTACTCCTTCTTTAATAATAGCATTAAGTATGGCATTGGAAGATTCTGCGTCTGATCCAGATTCTTTAGCTTCTCTAAATTTTTCTGCAGCTCTTGCTAAGCCCAAGTCAGCCGTGTTGTAATTAATTGAATCAGACTGAGCAATGCCTGATGGGATATACAGATTAACAGCTGATCCGGTGTCTGGAGACGTTTCTTTATCTAAAATAAAAGAAATATATCCATTCCCAGCATCTGCGTCTGACCTAAGCGCGCTTGGAAAAACTAAATTTGGTTGTTCTGACATGTGATAAATATCCTTAAAGGCAGTAACTTAATAATTATTTATATGGCTTATAAAGGTAAATTCAAACCAAAAAATCTAGATAAGTATGCTGGAGATGCCTCTAAGGTAGTATACCGTTCTTTGTGGGAAAGAAACGCATTTAGATGGTGTGACACTCGATCAGATGTAGTGCGTTGGAATAGTGAAGAGGTTGTGATACCGTACTTTTGTCCAACCGATAAAAAATGGCATCGTTACTATGTTGACCTACTCATAGAATTTAAGAATGGTAAAACAGTCCTTGTAGAGATTAAGCCTAAAAAAGAAACAGTCCCTCCAAAAAAACCAGCACGCAAGACCAAGCGATATATCAATGAGGTCACAACCTATATTAAAAATACAGCAAAGTGGGAAGCAGCGGTGGCCTTTGCCAAGCAGCACGATGTTGAATTTCAAATATGGCATGAGGACACTTTAAAGTCACTTGGGATAAAACTACTCAAAGGTTGATATAAATAAAGGTATGGCAAGCTTATTTGATCAGTTACAAGCTCAAGCATTCCGTGCAGGCGTCACGCCGCGTACACGTGAAGCTCAAAATTGGTTTAGAAGAAATATTAAAGACTTAGGCGATATTAATCGCAGGACTTTGCTTAAAGATACTGCGCTTGAAGTAACTAAAAATCCCTTGCCCGGTCATATGATGATGTATTTCTATGACCCTAAATTTAAAAATGAGTTGCCGTACTATGATCGGTTTCCATTAACAATATTCATTCAACCAGCCAATGGCGGATTTCATGGATTGAATTTACATTATCTTGCTCCTGGAGTACGGGCAAGATTCTTAGACGAGCTTATGTCGACTGCTCCAGCAAACATTAACGATAAAACGAGACTTAAAATCACATACGATAAACTGCAAGGAACGAAAAAATTTAAAGAATTCAAGCCATGCTTTAAGCATTATTTGACAACACATGTAAAGTCACGCCTGGTAAGAATTCCAATGACTGAATGGAACATTGCAGTATTCCTTCCAACTGAGCAATTTGTAAAAGTGAAAAAAGAATCAGTATACAGATATTCAAGAAAGCAATATA